GATCAGCTGTTCTGGCTCAGAAGGCTTGGGTCTGCCCAACCAGATGCCCAGACGTTGCGTCTTGCCGATCACGGAATTGCGCGTAAACCCCTCGCCCAATTCCCTTGCTATTTCACGGGAGGTCATCCCCTTAGCCGCCATGTCTCGTAGCTTGGCTACGTCGGCTTCCGACCAAGGTTGGTTTCCCATCAGTCGAACAACCCCAAGGCTTGCACGTACACTCCCAGCACCGCTCGGTCTTCCTGCTTCATCTTGCGAATGGAGTAGGCCTTGCGCAGCTCCTTCGTGAAGCCTTTGGACTTGGCTTCCGCCCAGACATCCTTAATGTCGTTGGCGATTTCTTTCTTCTCGTTTTCCAGCGTCTCGATCCGGTCGAGAATGCGCATCATATCAGTTGTGTTCACGCCGTCAGTCATGGTGTCCTCCTAGAGTGGTGGCGCGGGTTGCCCCGCGCCGGTTGATTAGAGCCCGAACAATCCGCTGGCGCCAGCGCCGCTGCGGGTGGCTTCAGGCGCCTCGCCTTCGTCCGGCACCGACTCCATCCACTTGCCCGCGTCCACGCCGCCAGAGCCGCCCAGACGGTCGCCATCCTTGATCTTCTGGAAGAACTGAATGCCGAACGACACGCCGTCGCCGTTCTGCGCGTTGGTCCACGCAAAGGCGTTCAGCACGGCCTTGCCGTAGCAGCCGGAGTAGATCTCCTCTTCGGTGGCGGGCAGGTGCTCAGACTTGTAACGCAGCACCGGCTGGCGCACAGACTGCACGCGCAGGAAGAACACGTCAGGGCCGAAACCGGGGTGCAGCTCGCCGGTCTTCTTGTTGCGGGCTTCCTTGCCAGCGCCGTCGAGGAAGGGCGACTTGATCAGGCCAGCCTTGGCCCGCTCCAACCCCTTGTCGCCCCATTGGGCGACGATGACGCCTTTCACGGCGGCGTCCATCGCGCTGCGGTCGCCGGACTTTTCGAAGATCAGGGTGCAACCGTACTTCTCAACGCCGCCCTCTTGTTGGGCGCGCGGCTTGAACAGCGAGTTGGCAAACGAGACGCGGCACAGCGAGGTCTTGAAATCAGCAGAGCGTTCCATGGTCTTTAGTCCTTCAGAGGTTCAAAGAAAGATTCGGTTTTGGCTTTGACAGCCGGGCGGGAGGTCTTCTTCGCCGACACCAGATTGGTTCCGGTGACCAGCTTGTGGTACATGTTGGCGATCTCGTCCTTTCGTTTTGCGCCGATTATTTTCTCGATCTGCGCGGGGGACAACAGCTTCTTCGAGAAGATCTGGTCTTCCGTCAGTTTGACCACAGATTTCAGATCGCTGATGATCTTCTCGTCGTCAGCGGCCCATTTGCGATTGCCGATCTTCTCGACCAGCTGGTATCCGGGGATTGTGGTCCCCTTCTCCGCCATCGCGTGCGCTGTGGCGCGCACCGCCTTCGCCCAATCCTCCAACATGTCGAGACCGTCGAGGATGTGGGCAAGCTCTTCCGGCGACAGCGCCGGGACCGTATTCGAGATCATCGGTGGTGTCTCCAGTGTGGGGTCTTCAAACCAAGCCCTTGCGACCTCCGGGGAGACCGTCAGAGCCTTGCTGCGCAGCGCCGGGCAGATGCCCTGCGCTGGACAGAAGGTGCAGTTGCCGGGCGTCAGCGCCGCCGCTGCCCATGTGTCGAACGCGGTGCGGTTGCCGTTGATCATCTCGAAGCCGTCCAAGGCGAGCTTGGACCGCTCCATGGCCTTCATCAGTTCCGCCGTCCATTCGATCAGCTCCGCGATGTGGAATGTCTCGCTGCGGATGCGCCCGTCCTTGTGGGACGCGCGCGGCTGAACGATGGTCACCTTGACCGTATCGACCTGATTGACCAACTCCTTCGGGGCGTTCAGCAAAGCCAGAAGCGCATAGGTGCGCGTCTGCTTGTTGCCGTTCACCTCGACGATGCCCTTACCGTTCTTGAGGTCGATCACTTCGATCTGCCCCAAGAGCGGCTTGATGATGGTGGCGTCACAGGTGCCGCCAGCATCGAAGGGTGGGTCGAGCTGGGCCAGCGAATGGCGCTCTTCCAGAAAGAGCAGGCAACCACTGGCAACGTCGTTTTGCTCGACCACGTAGTCCACGTACATCTGGGCGGAGTTGGTGATCTCTTCCGTGATCTCCACCTCAAAACCGTCGATGCTGTAGACGTCACCCAAGAACTTCGAGCAGTCCTTGTCGCCGCGCAGCGCCTTCTCTGCGACCTCATGCGCTGCGGTTCCTTCCGCAGCGTAGATGCTGGACTTCTGGTCCGGGGAAATGGAGACCATCGCCATCCGGCCAGCGCATGTCCAGTTGGCGGCGGTGGAACTGGCCGACCAGACAGCGTGATAACGGTTGGAATGGACGGTCATAGCACCACCTTTCGGTTGTACCAGTTGTTGTCGGTGGCGTCGTTGATCGCGTCGTAAGCTTTGCGCAACGAGGCCTGATCCTTGGGCACCAGACGCAGCGCTGAGACCGCCGGACCGAACGTCTTCTTGAGGATGTCCGGGCCGTCTATAAGGGTGTTAGCCATCTTATCGTTCACGTCGTACTTGGCGGCATAGGCCATCAAGGCGTTGCGCAGGTCGGTCTCAGTGATTTCGGCCAGCGCGGTTTCGGGCTCTTCGTCGAACAACGGCGGAATGGAAACTGTCGGTTCCGCCGCGCCCCACTGCATGTAGTCGTGGATTGCCGCAATCGCTTCTTGCAAAGACACCTGATCGTCAGGGATTTCAGCTATTGGTTTTCCCAACAACATGGGAATGTGTTTCTGCGCCCGGACAATTCCGAACTTCTTGGTGAACTCACCAACCGCTGCGCGCACATCGTCATGGGTCAGCGTGGTGCTGGCGGCTTCCGCCGCTTCGTCAGCGACGTCTTGCTCGTCGATGACAGGCACAACCACTGGCGCTACTTCTTCCTTGGCGGCGACCGCAGTCTCCTTGGGCTTGCGGCCACGCTTTTTGGGCTCTGTCGGCTCCGTCTCGACCGGGCTATCGGGCGTGACGCGCGTGACAGGCTCTCCGTCGTCCGTCACTTCCAGCGTGACGTCGCGCGGGAAAAACGCCGCGACATGATCCAGAAGCTGGTCGTACACCGGCAGCTTTGGGTCTAGGGTAAACTTGATCTCGATCATTTCAGCACTCCGTTGATGGCTGTCCACAATCTCAACAACGAGGCTTGCAACGCCTCGTCGATTGAGCCCTCTATGCAGCAGACGCGAACAAACGTGTTGCGCGTCTGCTTCACATTCGTCACCCGCATGGCGGCTTGGGCCTGATCTTTCGGCGAGAACGACGTCTCGACGAACCACAGCTCGTTGGCGGACGAGAAGTCCACCGCCTCGCCCGCAGCTTGAATCTGACCCAACATCACGCGGTTTTCCGAATTTCCTCTGAACGCGAGCTCGTATTGCTCGCGCTGCTTCACCGGGGTCGAGCCGTCGATGCGCAGGGGCTTGAACTTCTCCAGTCCGGCCTGCAACACGTCTCCGACCTCCTTGTGCCAATACATCAGCACGATTTTGTCGAGCCCGTTGTCGAACTCTTCCTTCACGGCCTCGACAACCGACTGCGCCTTGATGTTGCCGGTGAGGCGCCGCAGCGGCCCCAGCTCCATCTCCAGCTCTTTGGTGTTGCCGTTCTCCGCCGCGTTCATGATCCGCGTCTTGTCGAGATCGCCGTCGATCTTCTTGCGCGTGGCGGGCGATACGACCATCGGGAAAAGCTCAAAGACGGACGGGCGGATGCCGATGTCCTTCTGCGTCCGGCGCAGCATGAAATCGCCCAACCGTTCGCGCAGTTCGCTCTCGTTGCGCCCGCCGATCACCACCGGTATTTTGTTGAACCGGCTGATCTGCTTCATGCGCACGATGCAGTAACGGTGCCGAAAATCTTCGAACCGGGTTACGTCCGGCCAACCCCATTGATCGTTAGCCAGAAGCCGTTCTGGGCATGACGAGCGCATGGTCGTCCATATATCTGAAGGGTCGTGCGGCAGCGGGGTGCCGGTGAGGAACCAAGCGCGCGTCGTGTCCTTAACCAGCGCACCGCCAGTGAACAGGCTCTTGCCGCCCGCCACAGGCTTGCCCAGAATGGCTTGTGTGCGCTTGGCGTCAGGGTTCTTGCAGTTGTGCGATTCATCGAGGATCACCAGATCGGTGGCGCGCTTGGACACGAAGGTCGTGGCGCCGTTGTAGGAAAGGATGCGGACGTCGCAGTCGGCGGCGTGCTTGTCCACGCCCACAATCCCGATTGTGCGGTTGAGCTTGCTCCACGTCGCAAAGCCCCGGCGCCAGACGGCGCGGCCAGACGCGGTGGTGACGACATCAATGGTGTTGGCGAAGATATAGTCGGCGGCGATGATGGCTGCGCCGGTCTTGCCGACGCGCGGCTCGTCCGCGAGAAGGGCGCGATGGCGGGACGCCAAAAACTTCGCACCGGATAGCTGGGTTGGCATTGGAATCATGGCTACCTGCCCTCTGTTTCGACTATATGTAAGACATAAGTCCCGAAGGACAATCTGTCAAGCGCGCTTCTTGATATAAATCTCGATCCGTGGCCTGTCCGAATACAGTTTGAATGCGGTCAGACACACGATTTGCGTGTCGTCCACATAGACCACCTTGTTGAGTGAATCGGCAACCCCTTTTACGATATTGTCGATGTCGGGTTTTTTGGTGGGGCGGATCTTCCCCGTCATGGCGTCGAGCTTCCACTTGGCGGGCTTGCTGACAGGCACGGAAAAGTATGCGTGGATGCACATGTCGAGCGCGCCGTCAAAGAGAGGTGCGCGCTTCATGGTGTCTTGGGCCGCCCACGCCAGCCGCTCTTCAAAGCGAGCTGTTTTCTCTGGCGTGTACGTGTGACCAGTCTGACGCGAGAAGCGTGGACGGCCCTTTCCGATGGGCTCACCGTCAAGAATGAGTTCGAAGTCCCATTCCAAGCTCATGCGGGCTCTTTCATATACCCGACTAAGCTGATCGGTTTACCCGAGTCAATTTCGAGCAGAGCGAGTAGGATGGCGAAACCTTCCGCTGGAATGGTTCCTCGCAGGAACCACTTGTACAGGGTCGGGCGCTGATAGTCGCGGCCATAGGTCTCCAGGAAGCTGTGCAGATTGTCTGCATTGCCCCAGTGGCTGGTCAGGAAGGCGGCGAAATCGAACATGGGTTGGGTATATAGGACAAGCTGTACTTTGACAACCTGTCCTTACCGCACCTCTTAGTAAGACCGTCCAATTTCATACCATTGCGTGCCGTTGTTAACCAGCGTTAGGGTTGAGCCCGCAGCTGTTGTGAAGTTCGCGCTGTTGTTGAGACGGATGTTTGCTGCGCCAGTCGCGTTGTACACGGTCAAACTTGCCGCGAAGTAAAGCGTAACTTTTCGCCCCGCCCAACCATTGAGAAGTATGCCAAACCCGGTCGTTCCGTTAATTTGGAAGACGTCGCCAAATTCCGGAATGCTGATTGTTCCGGCGGATGCAATAGGGTACAGAACCATGGTGGACGAAATGGTTCCGCCAACTGTGCCGCGCTGGAAATCGCAAGACGGAGAGACGTAGATGTTTCCGCCGCCGCCGGGATTGTAGATAATGGCGGTGGTGACATTTACGGCGCGAACACCGTCCAACATGACGACACTGTTGGCGGAAGAAACAGTAATCGCGTTTATCGTGGTGTCCATACACCCGCCGATAATCCTCACGTCTCCGGAAACTATGTTGTAAACACCGGCTGTTTGCGTCGCAGAACAAGAGGTAAATTCGACGTAATCCCCGGCAGGTAAATTGACTTGATACGCATTGGAGTTGGTTGTTCCAGCTATGCCGTAAGCAGTACAGCCAATGAATTTGCCACTCGTGTCGCCAAGAACGCTGTTGCCGACAATAAAACCCACCGCGCCGTTATTGATGTAATCGGCTTGGCAATCCACAAGAACGGGGCCGCCGTCACCCGATAGAAAATAGCCGATGTTGTACCCAAGGGCGAAGCAATGCGCCAAGCTGATGAGCGCAGAGCCTTCAATGTCGAACGCAGTTCCGGTCCTCAGATATGAAGCCGTGGTGGCTGTGGCTGTGTACGTGCAGAACGGCCACATGTGGCAATACTGAAGATATGGCGTGTCATAAGCATTGAGGATTTTGATGCCGTTTTGATTGTCGCCATAAAGCCACTCGTACTTCTCTCGGACTTGGTTGGTGCTGGTTACGAGCTGGTTGAAGCCAAGAACAAGGCTGTAGCCAATGTAGCAGTCGTCGCCCTGCACTGTGATCGCCGTGCCTGCAAAGGCCGACGAATCTGTCGCGGGGATTACGAGACCCTTGCGATAAATCGGCACGCCGCGAATAGACGAGCCAGATTGCATGGTTATCGTGTAGGTTGGGTTTAAGATCAGCGCGCCGTTGAGCGTAGATAAATCCAGCGGCTGACCACCCGAACTGCTGTTGTTCGTTGTTCCGGGGACTTGCCATCCCGCGCAGAGTTGGACGCCCTTTGGAATATTGAGATTGGCGCTGTTGATCAGGTACTGCCCCGGCGCGTTCAAGAGAACTTGCTTGCCCGGGCCGGCTGCATTGAGCGCGGCTTGAACGGCGGCTGTGTCATCGGTCACCCCGTTTCCGACAGCGCCAAAGTCTTTGACGCTCAGCACGTCACCAAAGTAGGCCGACAATGTTCTTGCCGTTGTCGCGCCAGTTGCCGTCGCCGACGCTGCGTTGACGTTGCCTATATAGGCGGGGGTTGTCAGATTGGTGCCATCGTAGGTGAAGTTGGCGGAGCCAGAAAACCCGCCAGAACCGTTGTTGTATTGAACCGATCCCGTCGCGCCGGTAGCGTTCTGGCTTGCTGTGACGAGCGGAGTCCAATACGTCGGATTGGCCGAAGGAATGACGTTCACGTTGGTCAACAAGGCGATGTAGGACACGCCGTTGTACAAAACCACATCGAGTGGCGCGTAGTTGGTGTATTGCGACCAAACCCCTGCGTAAAACATGACGGAGTTGACCGTCGTGTCCAGCACGTTGTTCAGGATCGGGCCGGTGATGGCCCCCGTGCCGTTCAGCCTGATCTGCGAATTGATCGTCCCAAGAAGCTGCTGGCGGTTGTCGATGGTCATCATTCACACCTTTTGATTACGCCGCCATGTCGAAAGCTTTTTCCTCGACGGACGCCACGCGGGATTTCCATCCTCTGCCAAAATCGTTCCAAGTCGCAAGCCCCTGAAGAAAGGCAAGTCGCGCATCGCACACTTGAGACGCTACAGTACGGGGGTTGGCGGCGTTTACGAGCGCTAGGGTTTCGGGTCCAATCTGCCCATCTTGCGCGGTGCCCAGCACCTTCTGCAAGATTTTGACCGCGCGGCCAGTGCCGCTGTTGATCGCGAAATCGAATACGGCGTAGTCCACGCCATCAGGAAGATCGTCGCCCCGCACGGCATCCCAATACCGTTTGCGGTAGAGCGGCATCACATCGTTGGGCGTCAAGGCCTTAATGTCGGCCTCGCTGACTTCATGCCCGACAAAGGCTTCCCACACCGCTTTGGTGCAGCCCAAATTGGTCGCGCCGCCGGGATCGGCAGGGTTGTCCACGTAACCGCCTTCGTTCTTGAGAACAAGGGCAAAGCACTCGGGAAAGTTATTGGCGCTCATCATTTGCTCCCGCAGAACTGTTTCCATTTGTCGTCGTGGGCCAGAATTTCTTCCGCCGTCTTGTTCGTCAGTTTGTCGCCCTTGCCGATGAAGATGGGCCTCACCCACGAGCAAGAGGTGTCAACGATCTGCGTATCTGGCTTGCTGGCGCAACCGACCAACGTCATAAGCGCCGCAATGACAAGAAGGTATCTCATGGCTGGCTCCAGTTCTTTTGAAGCGTGTCTTGTGGGGTTGGGTCTTTGGCGACGTCTTGTTCGATGGTCGTCGCCTTCGACGTCACTTCTTGCTGGTGTTCAATGGCGACGGCTTCTTCTTTCGTCTTCTCAGCAATAGCCCCAACCGATTGTAAGTGGGACGACCAGATGGAATAGGCGATCACCAGCGCCAGCGCTGAAACAACGCCAACAACGATGTTTCGGATGAAGGGGTTAAGCAGAAGGGTCAACATTTTTCGGCTCCGTGTGCGCTTTCAGGGAAAGAGCTCCGCCACCCCCAGCGAGAATGGCGCTCGCGCCAATCGCCCAGCTCTGCGGGTCAAAACTACCGTGCATGACCGTATGATAGCCACTAATGGCGCAATAGACGATGGAGATTTTGGCCCATAGAATGCGGCCAATATCCCAAGTAGCGTTATCGACGCCGGTGAACATGTGTTTCAAAGCAGCGAGCACAGATGACCTCCTAATGCGCCAGAGAGATAGCGGCGAGCAACCCGCAAGCGGCCAGAACAATGAAGAGCAAGAAAGCGCTTCCATAAAGCAGCACGTTACCCATCAACTCCTCCTGCTCCTTAGCAGCCTGAAGTCTGACCGCAGCTTGCTCTTTCCTGATCCGCGTGGTCTCTTTCAGAATGCTGTCCCATGCGACAATACCATATTCTGAGATGAAGGTATTCTTTACCTCGGCCATCATGTGCTCGACCTCGGCCTTTGCCGTAAAAGCCTCGATGGCAATCTGTTCGGCGGTCTTTTCTTCAAAAAGCCCGGGCCGTGGGGGCTGGGCCGCAAGACGCGATAGCTTACCGGCGCTATCCAGAAGCGACATCACGTCGCCAAACATCCCTTGCATTTCCTTACCAACGGAAATGCCGGTCTTGATCGCCTCGTAGCTGGCTTTGGCGAGCGCAAGGATTGTAAGAGGGTCCATTACTTATCCTGTTTGCCGTCCAGCTTATCGTAGATGCGTTGGAACATGCTTTCGATGTGGTCCATGCGTTTGTCGAGATCATCTTTCAAGACGTAGGATTTGGGCAAGTCCGCCTCTATCCGATGAATATCATCTTTTAATGACTGAACGGCTTCCCACAATTGACGGGCAAACCAACCAATCGCGGCAAGCGCGGCGCTAAGAACAATATTGATCGTTGATTGATCCATAGCGCCGCAACCCTTTACTGTTCGGTTGTCTCGGCGACAGCCTCAACCGGCGCGGCGGGCGGCGCAAGCTGGGCCATGGCGCTGGTCTTGATCTTGTTGATCAAGTCAGCGACTTCGGCAAACGGGCGCTGGCCCAAAGCCGTGAGAATGGCGTTCACTTCTTCGACGGTATGCTTCAGCATGACTTCCATAGTAAGCTCCTCTAGCCCCAGTAGGAGTGTCTGGGGCGAGGTTGAGGATATTACGGTTGCGTTCAGGCGTAAAGGTTCTAGCTAGACCACTGTTCTGTTGGTTTAGTGGGCCATGCAGCCGTAACAGGGGGATTAACCGCTATTGACCGCAGCGCATTACGGTAAGTCACGAAATCTGCGGAATTCACCAAGTGCGGCGTATTGGATGTATTGGTAACGCTAGGAATCTCAGACCAATCCGTTTCTGATAACAATTGTTGAGCTTGAGTTTTATTATTAGATTTTTGCTGGGTTTGCCACGCTGTTTCTTGATCCGGCGTCATTTGGCTAACAGTCCATTCCAGCGTCCATACATTATTGATCAATGTTGGAGAGGAGTTTTGAACGCATAACTGTGTGGCGGGGTCATATGTGGGCTGCGCTGCAAATGTAACTGGTTGAAGGGTATAACCCTTCGCAATTGCAATATTTGTCTCAGGAAAAATTTCCGCAATATTGGGGTCTGAACCAAAAATTGTGTAAGGATTTTCAGCCATAAGCGACCCCAGCGTGTAGGGGTACTGGACAAGGGTGTTACCCTGAACTTCGGCGTATACTGTCATGGCTCACCCCTATTTATAATGGCGGTGGAGGTACTACGATCAATGGTCAAAACGCCATCACACGCAATATTCCATTCGCCGTGCGCCTGCTCATCCTTGACGGGTACATTAACCTGAATATGCTTAAAAAGATACTCTTTGCCATTTTCAAAAACCCTCCACGCATGGTCCGGGGTTCCTCGCCCTATCGCCCCACGGGATTTGTTGAATCGGATCAAAAAGTGGCTCATATAACCTCGGCCTGCGGCATTGGATTGTCGATCAGGTCGATATTGAAGTGGATGAACCTAGCTGCCTTACCGCCCACAACGCGCGTGAAGCTGTGCGGGAGCCATGAATTTGTCAGAATGAGCTGCCCACGTTTGGGAATGACATCCACTACATTGCTGGCAGGCGTCAATTCGTTCATATTCCGTTCTTCAATCCCCCCAGCAATTTTTCCGGCACGAGGATCGTAAAACCGCGCCATAAAGTTTTCAGGAACGTCGAGGAAATAGAAGCCTACCATTTTGCAGCCGGGATGCGTGTGCTGCTCCATCAAGGCATGTTGTTTGTATTCATGGCACCACATGGCAGCAAAGAATGCGGCCTTATCATCCACTTTGTAACCTTGATCGCCCAAAAGATTAAGTGCCGTTAAGGCAACATACTGAGCAAACGGTTGTACCCGTTCATCCTGCGCCATGTCAGCAGTCATCCGAACCAAATGGTCATGCGGCATTCCGCAGCCTTCCGGCTTGGAGAGGTAATCTGTGGCAGTGTCGCGCATAGCGCCAAAGAACTCAGGCTTGTCAATTTGATAGATGATGGATGGAAAACAAAAAAATGGTTCAATGGTATCGTTCATTCTGCGGCCTCCTTGTGCTCAAGAAGGACATTGGTATGGGTCAGCAAGTTCAATCTGTCGTTTGCGTTTTCCAGCCTCATAGATACCCCTTTGATATGTGGCAAGATATGCGTCTCAAAGTCGGGATGGCTTCGCATGGCGCGAAGCTGATCCTCCGGAATGGTCCCTTGCGTAATCAGAAAGTTCTCAACCCGCGACCGAAACTCTTCACGCCATTCATCATGTTGCGCCGCTTCGGTAGCTTCCAGCAAAGGAAGATGGCCGTATTTGCGATGCGGTTCAAGCTCAACCATAATTGTCTTGATGGTTTCAAGCTCTTTTTCAGCGCCGGCCAAGGCCAGCTCAGATAGTCCTTCGCCAGATTTCCATTCAATCTTATCAGCTTCAGCTCTAAGCTTTATAGATTGTTTGATGTCTGGATCGTTTAAGGTTTCTTCAATTTCAACAATTTTGGCTTGGCGGCGCAACATTTGAGCCTTGGTGTGCTCAATCTTGATTTGGATGTCGAGCATTTGCTCATACAAGATGTTCCAAGCGCCATCAGCCGTGTGGCATCCGCCAGCAATAAAATGGCGGAGTTGAAAATCTGAGTTATTGCGGTGCGGTTGGCTGCTCATACGTTCACGCACACGGCCCAAGAGGCGGCGGAGCCGCCTGCAGATGCGACACTTGCCGCCCCCACCCCAGTAGCAGTGGAAGTACAACTAGAATAAAGATACTTATTGCGAATCGTTGTAGGGATGAAGCAAGCGGAACCACCAAGAGCAAAAATACCACGAGTGCTATTTCCAGCAGCAGAACCCCCCGATGATAGTGTACTAGAAGCGGCAACACCAATCGCAGTAGAAGTACAACAAGCATATGTATACTTATTGCGAATCGTTGTAGGGATGAAGCAAGCGTAACCAAGAGCAAAAATACCACGAGTGTTATTTCCAGCGGCAGATCCACGATTTGAGACTGCACTTGAAGAAGCAACGCCAGATGCGGTAGATGCGCAAGAAGAATATGTATATTTATTTCTAATTGTACATGAATTTCCCAAAGCAAAAATACCACTAGTGCTATTTCCAGCAGCTGATCCTCCAGAAGAAACTGCACTTGAGGAAGCAACCCCACATGCGGTAGATGTGCAAGAAGAATATGTGTATTTATTTCTTGTTGTGAGTGCTTGAAAACAACAACCTACAAGTGTTCTTCCAATTGCAAAAATACCACGAGTGCTGTTGCCAGCAGCAGATCCTCCACAAGAACTTACACTTGATGATGCAACGCCCACAGATGTAGATGAACAACAAGCATATGTATATTTATTGCGTATAGTGGAGATACTTCCTACAGCAAATATTCCTGCAGTGCTATTTCCTGCCGCAGCGCCATTAGTAGATGGTTGACTGGCACTACCAACCCCTGTCGCTGTAGATGAACAGTTTGAATAAATATATTTATTTCGAGTTGCAGTACAATAACCTAATGCAAAAATTCCTTTTGTCCCATCCCCAGGAATTCCACTTGCCGCCGCCCCATACCCAAATCCCTGAGCCGACATCGCACCGCGTGTAATGATTGCAGGCATTTTATCGCCTCACTTAAACTGTGTCTGGGACGCAAAGATCGTGTAAGCTGCGCTTCCCGTCTTTACGATGGTGTAGGTATAAATATCAACGCCTGACGCATTACCCGCCGTTGGAGCCGTTCCGCCCTGCCACTTTGGCGTCACCGACGTTCCATCCACGGTTACTGCGTTATTGTAATACGCAGTAGCGCCTTGTGTTACAAGGAACGCCACCGTCACTGACTGGCCCGTAGCCATCATCGTATTCAATGATGTTGTGCTGTTGCCTCGGAAATTGACGGTCCAGTTAGCCGATGCACTTGTCGTGTAATACAGCACAGACTGGGTGATGACATCAAAGTTGATCGTCCCCGTCGCCGCAGTGGCAGATACCGTCGCGACTTCACCAATATTGGGAATGCTCATAACCGGAGCGTTTACCGTTCCGGCATATTCCGCCAAGATAGATAGGTTGCGCGATGTGGTCATCTGTTTGTCCTCAATGGCAGTCTACTACACCGCCGAGCTTTTCTCCATACCCCTGCTCAGAACAACAGGAACATGCCGCTGGTTGCGGGAATGTACGTGACTACGATCAGACCGGCGCCACCAGAGCCGCCAACTATCGACGTTCCCGTCGAGCTTGTGACGCCGCCCGCGCCGCCAGATCCCGCAATACCTGATTTTGCCGCTGCGCCGGTCGCCGCCGAGGCGTTGCCGCCCGGACCACCGCCGCTGCCGATTGTGTTGAGGATGTCGATGCCCTGTGAACCAGAACCGCCAACGCCAACTGACGAACCATTCGTCGCGCTTTCCCCGCCACCGCCACCACCACCAACTGTTCCGGGAGAACCGGATGCTGTGCCGGAACCTACGCCCGCACCGCCGCCAACACCGAGCGAATTATTGCCGCCGTTGGCAGCAACGGTGGAAGTAGATTGATTGCTGGTTCCTGCGGTGCCGCCGCCGTTGCCGCCACCACCCGCGCCAGCATTAAAGCTTTGGGTAGTATCTGTGACGGAGCCGCCAGCGCCGCCCGCGCCGTTCGGACCCGCCGCGCCGCCGCCGCCCGCGCCCGCATAACCTATCGCCGTTGAGGCCGACCCCGACGCGCCGCCTGCGCCACCGTTGTACGTGCTGCCTGTTCCGCCCGTTCCGCCGGTGCTGCCAGTCGTCCCCAGACCGCCACCACCAGCGGTGTAGGCGCCAGACGCCCAAGTCGTCGAGCCACCGGCGGAACCAGATCCACCAGCGCCAATCGCATAAGTTACGGAGCTGCCCGCAGTGGAGAAAAAGTTGGTAACCTTGGTGTAACCGCCGCCACCGCCACCGCTGCCACCTTTATGCGTCGTCGTCGGCGAGCCCGCACCGCCAGCGCCGCCTCCAGCAATCATGTGGATCGTGTTGTTCCACGGATTGAAATTGGCGGGAACCGTCCACGACGTTCCCGACGTCAGAAGGTAGGCGACCGTGCCGGGCGCAGTGAACAGGGCGCCGGTGACGTTGCTCACGTTCGTGGAGTTGGTGTTCAAGAACCAGACGTAAGGCGTCGTGCCGTTGGAAGTCGGCACCGGCGCGAAGGCTATGTCTTGCGCCGACAGATAGTTGCTGGTCGCCCCGCCGGTCAAAGAGATGGTTGCCTGCGTGCCCGCCGTGGAACTGTTTAACGTCACCAGATTGCCGGAGGTTCCCGCAATGGCAAAAGAGGTCGTGAGGGTCGTCGTTGTGGATGCAGGAAATGTGAACGTTGTGGGCGAGACGCCGTTAGCCAGCGTTGCGAAGGTGTTCGCTCCGGTGATCGTCAGTGCGCCTGCACCGTCATTTGATACCGGAACGGTATAGGTGAACCCACCACCAACAAAGGTCTTGGCGCTGGCAGAGTTCAGACTGATCTTGCCGCTGCCGGTGCCTAATGTGGTCGTGTAGCCAGTCGGCGCAGCGTTATTGAAAACGGTCGCGCCCGAACCAGAACAGAGAAGCGTTCCGCCATTCAAGGTTAAGTTCTTTGTTCCGGTCGCGGTGATGTAGCTGGGGGTGCTGAGCGTTTTTCCGTTGAGATTCAGCGTGCCGTTCGTCTGCGTTATGCTGCTCAACACCGTCAAGTTGTCTTGAAGCGCCCAGCTTCCGCCGACACCATTGAACACGATAGGCGTCGTGGCGGAGAAAGTGGAGCCGCCGTTCTGCACGGTTTGTGAGGTAGTCGAGTTGAACGTCACAGATGCAATATTAAATGCGGCTGCTGCGGTCACGGTCATATTGCCGCTCACGATCAGCGTTCCGACATTCGAAAACGTGATGGCGCCTGCGGAAATGGTGAAATTGGCGCAGTTGTTCTGACCAGTCTGATTGCAAGTTACCGTAAAAGTTCCACCGGAATTGCTGTCAAAAACCACGTTGTCGGTTATTAACGGATACCCAGCACCTCCAGCTCCGCCGCTCGACGTAGCCCAGTGAGTAAGTGTGGTGTTATTCCAAGTTCCAGCGCCGCCGACCCAATACCATGTAGCCATGTTTACGCCCCCTGATCAGCTGGGGGATTGAACTGCGTGCCATCCCATGTCCAGCCAATGTCGCATGGCTGGTCGTCCGCTATGGCGATCAGCTGCGTCCCTTCGGGTGCCGGATCAACATTTGGATCGGCCACGATGATGTTCGTCACCAATCCGTTCGACAGTTCACAAACCGCACAGCGCATAGATCACCTTTATGCAGTGGCGATGCAACGCCATTTTGATGTCTGGCCGTTGTACTGGAACCCGACGGTCACCGGCAAGGTCGTCGAGCCATTCGATGTCGTCGGCACGGAAGCAGTGCTGTTTTCAGTGTTGGTCCAACCGATGGTCTGTGTCGCCGCGCTGAAGTCGTAAATGCGCACCATCGACATTTGACCATCAACCGCGCCGGTTACCGCCATCGTGATCGCCATAGTGGCGGCGGAGCTGTTGGTGAAATTATTCACCTTGCTCGTGATCGGCACCGTGCCCGCATTAGAGGTGACCGTGACCGCGACAGCGTTGTTGATGAACTGCGCGGCGGTGTTGTTGGCGGAGAGCGTCAAGGTGCTGGAGCCGTTATTGACGCCCGTGCCGCCGTTCGCTGAAGGAAGAACTGACGTGCCTTGCACCGTGGTCGAGTTCACCCAAGTTGCGATCTGCCCGCTAGTGGGCGATCCGCTGACCGATACGCCACTGACAATCGACACGTACAGCGCGATAACTTCAACGATGTCGCCAGAAGACGCAGCCACCGCCAGAACGATAGATGTGCCAGACGTGGCTGTGTAGTCAGTCGCATTTAGCAGGACGCCATTCAAATAAACCTGAACGTAACCAATTGTATAGGAAACGGTGAAGGTCGTCTGGCCGCCTGTGGCGGTAAAGCTCGTGCGCGTATATGTGCCGCCACCGCCACCAGAAACAGTCGCCCATGTTCCATCGCCGCGCAGATAGGTCGTGCTGGACGGCGTTCCGGTGACCGGGTTTGCGCCCAATGCCGAGACCGAACTGATCAGGTATCCGCTGGTTGGCAGCGTCAATGCGGTCGTGCCGCTGAGCGTGAAAGTCGTGCCGTAAGCCCCGCTGATCGTCAGTGTGCTGGCGGCGTTGTTCGCCACGCCGGTGCCGCCGTAAGCCGGGCCTACAACCGCACCATTCCAAGTCCCATTTGTATACGAACCTGCCCAGCTCAATGTATTCGTGGACCAGCTCGCATTGGTCGGCGCTTGATTATGCGTGTCCCACGATCCCGCTGCGGGCGAGTTTACCAAAAGAATAACTTCAGCAAACGCCCCTGACTGCAACGTCAGCAACGTAGTGCCGGAATTATTTTTAACAACAATCGTTCCAGAAGTCTGATTATTGTTAAACGAGAACTGTGCCCCTGCTGGCAATGTCGTTGCATCGGGAAGCTGGAATGTCTGACCGCCCGAACCTGTCACCACGTAAGCAGGATTAGACGCCGCAGTTAGCGTTGTTGTCGTGCCTGCGGCCGCCACAACGGTGAAGCCTTGGAAAAGGGCGTTCACCGTTAAATTAGCATTACTATCCCGCAGCGCCACGCTGTTAGCACCGGTCGAGCTTGTCACACCCGTGCCGCCACTGCCGACAGCTAAAGTTCCTGCAACCGTCACAGCTCCCGATGTAGCCGTGCTAGGCGTCAAACCCGTGGAACCGAATGAAATGGTCGTCACACCACCGCTAGCGGTGGAATTGATCGTCTGATTCGGCCAGCTGCCGCTAATAGTAATATTGGTCCCCGCGACCAAGCCGGGAGTTGACGTACCAGAGCCGCCATTTGCAACTGGCAAAATACCAGTCACGCCGGTCGTCAGCGGCAAGCCGGTCACATTGGTCAGTGTGCCGGAGCTGGGCGTACCCAAAGCCCCATTGAAGAGTACCGGAGCGCCCGCGCTGCCGACCGCCACGCCGAGCGCAGCAAAAACCCCGGTGCCATACGCAAATTGTCCCAGCTGCGTGCTGGCGTTCACGTAAAGGCCGTAACCGTTGGTGGCGCCCGTGATCGGCGAGCCGATGGTGATCGTCGAGCTGCTGGGCGCCACTGCGCCAAGGACACCTGCATTGTTGTAAAGAAGGTATCCGTTGGTGGCGCCCGTCACTGTGGTCGTTCCAACAACCAACGCGGAGCTGCCGCCGCCGGTGGAATTGATCGTTTGGTTCGGCCAGCTGCCGGTGATGGTGATGTTGGTGCCCGCCACCAAGCCGGGGGTCGCCGTGCCAGTGCCGCCATTGGCGACCGGCAAGATGCCGGTGACGCCGGTCGTCAGCGGCAAGCCGGTCGCATTGGTCAGCGTGACCGCCGAAGGCGTGCCGAGCGCAGGAGTAACCAATGTTGGTGAGTTCGAAAGAACGTTTGCGCCAGAACCGGTTGAGGTCGTCACGCCGGTGCCGCCATTCGCCACCGCCAGCGTTCCGGCCAGCGTGATGGTGCCGGACGTGGTGACCGGACCCCCGCTGGTCGTCAAGCCGGTCGTGCCGCCGCTGACGTTGACGCTGGTCACAGTGCCAGTGGCGCCAGTGATAGCCGCCCATGTGCCGTCGCCGCGCCAGTAGGTGCTGCTGTTGGCGTTGGTGCCGGAATTGAGGTTGCTGACCGACAAGTTGCCGGTCACGCCGGTCGAGAGCGGCAATCCGGTGGCGTTGGTCAAAACGCCGGACGTCGGCGTGCCGAGCGCACCGCTGTAGGTGACGAACCCGCCTGCCGCGTTGGTCGCGTTGCCGAGCGCCGTCAGGACGCCGGTGCCTGCGCCGGTCAGGCCGGTCGAGATCGGCAAGCCTGTGACGTTCGACATAACGCCGGACACTGGCGTGCCGAGCGCCGGGGAGACCAATGTCGGGAAGCTGGAGAGAACGACGGAGCCTGCGCCGGTCGAGCTTGTGACGCCGGTGCCGCCATTGGCGACCGCCAGCGTGCCGGAGAGCGTCACCGCGCCGCTCGTCGCGGTCGAGGGTGTCAGGCCGGTCGTGCCCGCGCTGAACGTCGTTACGCCGGGCGGCGAAGCCCAAGCGAACGCCGATCCAGTCCACTGGAGATAGGTGTTGCTGACCGACGGAGCCGAGATGAACGCCGTGGCGCCCGATCCGGTCTGGTAAGGGATCTGATCCAGCGCGCCGTTGGCGATGTTGGTCGCTGCGCCGACCGTCAGGCTGCTTGCCGCTAGATTGCCGAGCGTTCCAGCGTTGTCGTAAAGCAGATAGCTGTTTGTGCCCGAATTGACGGCGGTTGTACCGACCGTGACCAAAGCCCCGCCGGCAGGTCCGGCTGGACCGGTAGCCCCTGTCGCGCCGATGGACGCGAAGACTTGCCAATACGTCGCATTGGGTGGCGGCACGTTGGTGCTGGTGGCGATAGCGATGTAGGTTGAACCATTGTATTGAACAACGTCGAGCGGCGCGTAAGTGGCCGCCGCGTACCAAGTGCCCGCATCAAACAGAGACGACAAGACCATACTGTCAAGAATGTTGTTCAAGACAGGGCCAGTAATAGCCCCCTGCCCATTCGCAATGATCTGCGAATTAATCTGGGCAAGAAGCTGATTTCGTGTTTCTGATGCCGACATCGTGGGGAGCCTCTATGCGGCCAGAGAAATCAGGTGGTGTACATGCAGAACCAAGAGTCGCTGGTCGAGGCACTGAAAACCGCAATGGTGTCTGTTGTGACCACATTGTAAGATTCACGGAAGACCGACCCAGCGGTCAACTTGTACCCGCTTGTAGCAGACGGAACGGCACAACCGTAATTGTCGTTTGCGTCATTTAGAAGCTGCACGTAAGGTGCGCAATCGTAACCAGAGCCGGGGTTGTCGATCACAATGGACGAGATCGCACCGCCAGACAGCACGCAGTGGGCGGTGGCGTAGTTCGACGGCGCGTTCTGATTAGGGTATCCGACCCCAAGATCGCGGCCATTCAAAAGATTACCCCCACCTAAGAAATGCACCAGCGGCGGGTACGTAAACCCAAATCCGGCGTTGGTGACGGTGACCGCCGTGACTTTACCGCCAGAGACCGTGGCCGTCGCACGTGCACAACCAAATTCAAGATAGATCGTGTTGGTCGTTGACGTGTTTTGGACAACGATGGAAGAGCGCGGCGCAGCGCGAGGCAGAATCAACTGCGGCGTACCGCCTGCGGCGATAACCCCGTCCGCTCGATACGTGGGGATGAGATTTTGTTGTTCTGCGAAACCTACCATGCGCGCCATATTAGACTCCCGTCGATCCCGGCGTATCGAGTTATATAGCTAGACCGCCCACGTTGCACCTGTTTTGATTGACCATTATGCCCACGGAAGCGCCGGAGTGACAATCGGAGGCGTGATCAGATTTTGAATGGCTGTCGCCAAATTTGCTTCCAGCTCGTCTACTCGCCCCGGATACATGGCAGTTTTTACCCAATCAATCACTCCGGCTTGGGTCAAGCTATCATAGGGGGTAAAGTCAGTCAGATTGGCGTAAGGGATGGCTTGCGAACCGTAAGTTGCAGCGGTGTGCGATCCGTCGGCGGCTTCAAGCCGCCAAAAGACCGTAAAGACCACGTTGGTCTGCCCTTGTTCTGTAGGGAGACAGTCCATCCGTTCGACGATCCAGTTGTAGGTTACGCTCATGGTTGTCTCCTGTCAAAATTCCAACATGCTGATGTAGTATTTCGCCAGTTTGGCCGCGCCGCTGGCGTTTGGGTGCAGGCCTCCGCTTTGATAGTCGGAAGACAGCAGATTGACTCGTGTGAGATCAATGTAACCGCATTTTAGTGTGTTTGCCAAAGCGATGATGGCTTGCCGATAATTGTTCAGCGTGTATCCCGCCAGCAAAGTAAACCCGTTACCGGCTAAAGGCAGCGCCGGAATTGTTAGGATGACTCGTCCGTAGTTGTAATACGCCGAATTTGTAAACGCCGTCGCCAAGGTGTTGAGCTGATTAGCATATTGCGTCGGCGTCAATTGGCGGGAGGTGTCATAGAGGCTGACCGTACCCACCGACAAGATGTAGATCGGCGGCGATGCTGTGGACGCTGACCGTATTTGCGTCACGGTGGACATGATCTGTTGCTGGATGATGTCTCCCGATGGAGAAGAATAATCCGCTATGGCGTATGAGTTTCGCCCGTTGATCTGAATTTCGTTGTACGTTGTCGGCAACAAGGTGCTCGGATGCAACACGCTGACAACGACATTGGTGACGCCGCCCGAGGTATTGGAAATTGAATAACTGTTTGTTCCCGACGCGCCAGAAAAAGAAACAATGTTTAAGTTGCTACCTCCCGGCTCGCTGTTAGAAGCAAGCGCCAGACAAGCTGTGCCGGTTGCAGAAACAGGGGAATTGGCGCTCATTGTGATGGTGCTACCGATGCTTGTACCGGTAAAACTCACGATGGTTGTTACGGGCGAAGTAGTAATTCCGCTAAAATACAGCGGGTTGCCCGCCACTAAAGTTCCTGTTACGGCGGTGGTTAGTGTTATCGTGTTAGTTCCGCTGACCACTGTTCCACTGAACGTTCCGCCAGAAGTTAGGGTTTGGAGTATGGTGCTGCCCTGTTTGACAACAACCGTTCCGGCTCCCATCAGTCCAACAATGATGTAACCCGTCGATCCCGGATAGGTAGCGTTCCACGAAATGCTGCCCCCAGACGGAATTGATATGGCGTCGGGGCAATTGCTGGTTGACGGGTATGCCGTAGAAACGTTGCTGCCGTAGGTGTTATTGGTCGTATCGGAGAATGGGTACGTGCCCAGCCCAGCAACAAGAACGCCAGATTGTGTCAACAACGGGTTGGCGTAAGGAGCAGGTGGCGATCCGCCTTGAAACGGCGTCGATGTTGTGTCGTCCACAATCACGTTGCGGGCACAAATGTCCAAGCCCGCAGACGAATTACCCCATGTAGCTTGCGTCAACCCCGTAACGGTGTTGATGCGGGCCTGAATATTGTACGCGATGGTTTGATTTTGATCTAACCCGTATCCCCATGTAATCGAATCCCCCACAAAAACCGTAGAGGTTCTTTTGGCTTGGTATCCGGGGCGGACAGCGCCACTAAAGTTCATGAAACCCATGGGTTCGCTACCTTCAAATGGACGGAGCTACGTCGCCGACGACGACCCAAGACGACAAATTGGCGTTGCTGCCGTTATAGATCGTGCACCCGGAATAGGGGGCAGACAGGAAGATGGTTGAGCCGATGCGCGAGTTCACTGTTGCGCCACTTGAAGGAACCGGAAGGATTTGCACTGGCCCCGGACCTATTTGAACAACTTCAAACTTAATAGACGCCGTGAGCGTGCTGGGCAGATAAACAATGGCCCCGCTACCCGTGATGGTTGTGGAAGACACGGATTGCGAAACACTGACCGTCCACGACGTACCGCTGCCTGCGGTAATGTAGGTGCCTGCCGTCACCCCAGTTCCCGATATGGTCATGCCAACTGTAATGGAACCTGACGTGACGGAGGAAACAGTAAGCGTCGTTGCCGATATGGAACCAACAAAAACCGCCGTGCTGGTATACATTTCAATGACTTGCGTATGGTTAGCCGTTGAAACCGTAGCGCTCGCAAGTTGCGTGTTGATGCCCCCCACCCAACTCGAAACGCCGGTGTTATCCGCCACAAGCGAGGAAAGCGTCGCTGCGCCACCACCAACAGTGGAGGGGTAACTTATGGGAAGCGTAAAAGTCCACCCGCTGGTTGTAGAGTTGCTGCCAACAATAATGGTGTAACCGCCGAGGCCGGCGTTAGCCAGCCTCAAATACCCTTGAAGATACCCTGACGCGCCAAGTGTAAGAGCGGGGCCGTTTACCGTTATGTTGGCGTCGCCTGACACGGCGGTGCCGGTTGTCGCGTAGTAGGCTAGAGCTCCTGAAGTGGTGCTGTTGTTTACGGTGCCGCTGCCGGACCCGCCAGAAGCATTAATTGTCTGATTCGGCCAGCTGCCGGAAATTGTGACATTGGTCCCCGCCACCAACGACGGCGTTGTTGATCCCGATCCGCCGTTGGAAACGGGAAGCACTCCGGTAACGCCAGTGGTGAGGGGTAACCCTGTAGCATTGGTAAGCGTGCCGCTGGAAGGTGTACCTAAAGCGCCATTAAACAGAACCGGAGCTCCAGCGCTGCCTACCGCCACACCCAACGCAGAGAACACACCGGAACCGTATGCAAATTGCCCCAACTGGGTACTGGAATTTACGTACAGCCCGTAGCCGACGGTGCCGCCCGTAATAGCGGACCCAATTGAAATGGTGGCGGCGCTGGGGGCGACCGCACCAAGCACGCCAGCGTTGTTGTAAAGCACATAACCGTTTGTTGCGCCCGTGACTGTTGTCGTTCCGATTGTAACGCCGCTGATACTAGCCGGAGCAGTCCACGACGCTGACGTTCCGTTGGACGTCAGAACATAACCATTTGAACCGATGGCGAGACGTGTAGCGCTATTTGCGCCGTTGCCGACAATGAGATCGCCCGTCGATGTAATCGGTGAAAGCGCGTTGAACGCAGCAGAAGCTGTTGTTTGCCCGGTGCCGCCATTGGCTATGACAAGCGTTCCGGCCAATGTTACAGTGCCTGATGTCGTAACGGGACCGCCGCTTGTCGTTAAACCGGTCGTGCCGCCGCTGACGTTCACGCTGGTGACTGTGCCGCTGCCGCCACCGCCGCCTGTCGCGTTGATTGTCTGATTCGGCCAGCTGCCCGAAATAGTGACGTTAGTTCCCGCCACAAGGCTGGGCGTGGCCGTACCGGTGCCGCCGTTAACAACGTTCAAAATGCCGGAGACAGAGACAGCACCCGTTGTGGTTGTTGCGGGCGTAAGACCAGTGCTGCCGAAAGAGATGCTTGTGACGCCAGCGCTGCCGCCCGATTGCGTAAGCCGTATCCATGCGCCGTAGACAACGCCGTAGGGAACAATGACGTTGTAATTGTCATCCGGTGCCGTGGACGCGTAATTCCAATAGAACGCGCCTTGCCCGCCATCGTTCGGCACAGTAACGCCTTGCAGATAAGCGGTCATGCCGGTTTGGCCGCTCAGATTGCGAAGCATCGCGGTGTTCATCGCGCTGATCAGGTAAGCGTTTAGCTGACCTGCTGAAACGACGCCTACACCGTCTGCCGATATGGTCGGGATTACACTCATTGCTGTCTCCGGCGGATTTCAAGATACGCGACGGGAATGACGGTAAAGCAGCAGTAGGCGACCAGCACCTCCAGCGCGGCGGTGGTCTGCGACGTGATGGCGAGGAGCGACAGCACGAAAGCGCCGATCAGCGACAGGAGCAGCAAGGCGCGGGCGGAGAGGGCGTAGCCCAGCGCAGCGAAGGCGCTCACAACCACATCAAGAGTTGAGGGCTGGGGTGTCGGAGTCGTCGGCATCGTCGCCGACACGACTTCCATTGGCCTTCTTTTTGGGGCTACTTCTTCCACGTTCAGCCGTCGCACTGTTGAATTGTCGCTTGATTCCATCGAACCGTGACTCCTCTTTCTTTGGCGGGCGCAAGTCCTTGCGCGTCTTTGCCCAATCGACGACCGCTTCGAACGCCTTGACCTGTTCGGTCAAGGGCGCTTCTTTGGCGGGGGTTCCGCCTTCTACCGTAGCACCGACTCCAGCCTTTTCCAAGAGATGCGCAGCGGCAATATCAAGGGCGTCCAGAAGATCAAGCTTCATTGTCATTGGGGGTCGCCGCCTCTTTCACAGGGGTGGATTCTGGCGCTGCGCCAGACGCGGGCGCCGCTTTTTCCTGCGCGTCCGCCGGTTTGGCGGGTTGGTAAGCGGGAGTTGAAGCGTTTCGCTTGCTGATTGCGTCCAGCGCCTTAGCATACAGGTCGCGTTGCGACGGAGCTAGAGGTTCAGTCGGCAGAGGCACGGTCGGCTTGGTGGTCGGAATGGGCGGCGCAGCTTCCGGCTTCTTTGCTTCTGCGGCGCCCGCAATCCCAGACGAAACGGCTTCCGCCGCGCGGTCAAAGGTGGACTTCTCCGGCTCCGCCGGTTTGTCCGAAGCCGAGGGATTGGCGGCGCCTTCGCCGCCCAAATACCCAGCGTTACCCCATTTGGGGTTCCAATCCGTGTCGCCATGATACCCAAACCACGTTCCACCAACATTCATGTTGGGGTTCTTGGCAAGATACTTAGCGACCCATTCCGCCTGCGCCGGAACGGTGTTGGGGTCGTTTAGCTTCAAGCCAGTCTGTTTCTCAAAATCCACGCCAATACCGCCTTTGCGGTTCAATTGAAACGGGCCATAAGACTCTTCTCTGCTTGATATATTGGTGTCGTAATTACTGCCGTGACCAGATTCTCCAGCCACAATACCGTACATTTTGCGCGGACTGATGCCTGCGGCGGCTGCGGCCTTGTCGATCAAGTCTTTCAAACTGCCGGGAGGTGCTGGCGCATCGCCGGAAGCAGGTGCAGCGCCGGGCGCAGCGCCGGGCGCAGCGCCGGGCGCAGCGCCGGGCGCCGCCTGTTGGTTGGCGGCAGGGATCAACCCCAACGAGCGCCCAATGGTCTCGTTGTGCTGTTTGAACGCAGCTTCCAGCGGTCCGTATTTTTGCGGGTCTTGTTTTACCATTTGCTGTGCATAAGCATTGCGAGCTTGATACATTTTGGCAGGGTCCGCAGCGGTCTGTTTCAGCAGCTCGAATGCCTTCTGCGGCCCGGCCATGATGGCGGTGTCGTAGGCAAGCGCCGCCGCACGAGGGTCGATGGCCGCCAGCTGGTCGCCATTCAACGTCTGCCAATACTGATACCGCAGCGATTGCGGCACCTTGTCTCCCGCCAACTTCGCCATCTCGGCGTCGGCTTTCAGGAACGCAGGCGAATATTGCATCTGCGCCGGAGTGACCAGTTG